TGGTAAAGCTTCTGATACCTTCGGTAAAGCTGAAACCTTAGGTATAGCTTCTTTTACATCTTTTACTTCAGCAGAAGTATCATCAACCTTTACTAAAATTTTTGGACTTGCATTTGAATAATTTATAATATTTTTATTTTCTTCTTTATCTTCTTCATCTTCATCATCTTCATCTTTTTTAATTGTCACTATTACATCATTATTTTCAGATTCTGTATTTTTAGATGAAGAAGCTGAAGTAGCTTCTGGTTTACTTGAAGATGAAAAGAATGAATTTATTTTATTACCTACTGATTTAATAATACTTTTATCAGTAGTTGTAATTACTGTAGCATCAATATTTTTATTTTCCAATGTTGTTTTTCTAAGATCAAATAATTCAGAATATATGGTAGTAGGTTCTAATTTATTACAAATTTCTGGCATTTTAACATTTTTAACTTTTCTAAATGTCTTAATAAATTTATTTATAATATCTTGAGGTATAATTGGACTTTGTTCCATTAAACGATCTAATTCCGCTCTAGAATGTTTTATAAATTCACCCGGTGCTTGACGTTCATCTGGATGTAATGATAATTCTGTATCAATTGTTCTTCTAAATTTTGACCATTGAATACCAGAAATTCTATGTGCTTCTTCTGCTTGAGCATAACCTAAAAAATTTGCTACTGTTGATATTACACCTGTAATTAATGATAATGTTCCAATAATTGCATTACCGTAATTGAATCCAGGTGGAAAGATAGTTGAAATACCAAAATTTGCAGTACCACTGATAGTTGATAAAATAATTACTGGTACACCTAACCACATGTTAATTTTTGAAAATTTTCTTTGGGTTGCATCGTGCATCCAAGTATAACATACTGCATGATCACCCCAATTAGATAATAATTCATCATGTTCGAATGACCAAGAAACTATTTTATTAGATTCTTGTGTATTAATTTGATCTTTATCTGTCATTTCCTATATAATATTAATTATTAATTAATTTTACTTTTTTGAATTCCTAAAAATTGCTTTATTTTTTTTTATTCTATTCTCAGTATCAATTTTAATTATATTTTCTTGATTTGGTATTATTATATTATTATCATTAATCTTAAATATATGTTTATTTTCATAGGTAAGATTAGATAATATTGTTTTTAAATGATATACTCTAGATTCAATATCTAAATATATGCCTACTATTGGTAATTTTAAATTAGTTGATATATTTCCAAATATTCTTTCAAATGCATGTGCTAGTAATCCATTATGTGCAAATCCTGGTTCAAAATCAGAAATATTAATATTACTATTTATAATATTTTTTATAATTTTTGGATTACACCAAAATATAGTACCTGCAATAAAATAAGAAGAATTTAAATTTAAATTTAATCGTTGACATAAGTTTTTATAATGTATTATTTCATCTGGATTAGTTAAAAATTTACTTATTAAATTAATACATCTTGAACTACCTATAAGACCAGTATTTTTTTTAATTTCATCGACACAATAATTTACTAAATCAGGAGTTAATAATGTATCATTTAATAATTGACCTCTCCAAATGTAACTTGTTAATTCACCAAAATGTTTACTTTCTTTAGTATGTAAATACATACATGCACAATAATTATCAATATTTATTTTATTATTTCTTATTGTATGAAAAAATCCACCAATATCTGCCCCTCTATTTTCACTAATTGTAATAATTACATCTGATTTAAAATCAACTAATTTGTTCTTTACATCATCATTATATACTTCTTTACATATACTTACATAAAAATCAAAATCATAGTTAGATTTTTTAATATTATCTATATACCATAAATATTCATCTATTAAATGAACATAAAATATATGAAAGAATACTATTATTTTATTATTGTTCATATCATAATAAAATAAATTATTTGTCTAAATTATACGAAATTGTTAGTCTTTGACTACAATTTCTAAACTATACGAAATTGTTAGTCTTTGACTACAATTTTATACGAAATTATTAGTCTTTGACTACAATTTCTAAAACAGACTTGATTTTCTCAATAATTAACCCATATTCAAATATATCTTTCTCCAATTTTATTACAATACTATCAATATATTCATTATGATTTTTCTCAACTATATTAACAAATAATTTTTCAGAAACATCGTCATTTATAATATATTTTCTATAAGGGACAATTTTCTTAAATGTTTTTGATATTGTAACATCTGATATATCAAAAATCTTTGATAAATTTTGAATCGAATAATTAATTTCATAGATCTGATAGATCAACATGACTGCAGATGCTGCAATTGAAGGAGGTTGATGATCAGTAGCAATATCTAATTTTACAATATTTTTTACTATCTTTTTTGCCAAATCTATGTATTCACCCAACTTTAATTTACCTCTGAATCTATCAATAAAATCTTCGGGTTTACTCGATTGAATGTAATCATAAATATTATAATCAATTACCTCAAATAATTTTCGGCAACCAGATGTAATATGTTTTACTTTCAGATCAAAGATTTTTGCTACTTCCTTGTGAGATCTAGGTTGTTTCTGCATTCTAGCACCTTCAAGAACACATGCTGCAATCAAACTTTTTCTATTGTCACCACGGATAATTATTTTCTTACCATTCTTGTTTTTCTGTTCCGTAAATTTCTTGTATAAATTTCTTGCATTATCAATAATAGATTTGGGAATGTTTTCTTTTCTACATTTGCTTTCAATCTCTTGAAGTACATCATACAAACTTCTTTCTTCATACGGCATTTGTGACCACGTATGTAATCGTTTTAATTTGCTGTTACTCCCACCAATACTTGTACCAAGAGATGATTGGGGTAGAAAATGATTTGTTTGTTGAGCACATCTATCGGAATCATTTTTTTCATCCCAATTAGACATTTCAATTGAATTATCAAAATATTCAAGTAATTCACGACCACAGTTCCCGCATACACACTTACCTCGCATATGGTCATCGATAATATTACGATCACCACAATCAGGACATAATTTAGATAATTTTGTTTTATCTATTTTTATAGTATTTGATTCATTTATTGTTAGTATATAATTATAAAGAGATTCTATATCCATTTGTTTATATTAGTGTTATCTCTTTATTTCATTTTATTTATGATGGTAAAGTTTATTATTTTCAATTATTTTTTTTACAAATGCCGATAGTTAAAAATCTTGATTTTTAACTATCTGGTTTATTTTGTTTTTTGTTTATTATTCTATAACAGGTCTTCTATTCCTCTTTAATATTTCCAAATAGTCATTTTGTAGCTCTTCGGTTAATGGATTCGTTTTTTCTGATGGCATAAAATCAACTATTTTATTAAAAAAATATAATAACACTTTTACCTTTAAGATTCCATAGAGTTTATTTACATACGGTAACATGAAAAATAGATATACTATGAAATTAACCATATAATTTATCATTGTTTCAGTATATTGAAATACAACTAATTGGTCTACTATTGCATGAGCTTCATTAAATTTTTGATTATAGATTAAATACCCATTAGCTACTAAATAGCTAATAGGGGTAAGGAATACAGAGAATAAAATACTATATTGAAAGTAGTATACCCATACTAGTAGAAGGAGGAGATTCGGGGAGTAGATATATATCATTTATTAGAAATTGATAATTATTATTCATATAAACATTATTTCTTATATAGTAATAAGTAGTTTTTAGAATGAATACAATTTCTAAAATTAATAAAGAAACCATTTTTAAATTAATTGATTCATATTTTGCAGGTGATCCATTATACAAATTTCAACATGATTCCTACGATCAATTTATCAATGATATTGTATTTCCGATGATGAAAGAAAGTCCTAATATTATTGCCGAAAATATATTTAATGATAAAATCTATAGACACAAATTAGAATTTACAAATATTACTTTGAAGCCACCGGTAAATGAAATGGACGATGAATTAATTTTTCCAGAAGATGCGAGAATTAAACATTTGTCATATTCAGGAAAGTTAATTTCAGATGTAAAACAAATCTTAGAAATTGTAGAAACTCAAACTGGTAATATAACTAGAAAAGTTATTGCAGAAGATAAAGAAGTTCCTGTTGCTAGATTACCAATTATGGTTAAATCAAGATATTGTAATACTGTATTACGCCCAGAAATTAAGAATACTGAATGTCATTTTGATCCTGGATGCTATTTTATTATTGGATCTAGTGGAAACATCGGTGAACGGGTAATTTTAACTCATGAACGTATTTGTGAAAATAAACCATTGGTGAATACCAAACGTGATCTAAGTTACAAAAGAGGAAAAATGTTTTATGTTCAAATTAATTCAAAGACACCTGACATTTTAGGAAATATTAATATTTTCAAGATTGAAATGAATAAGAATAATTCCTTGAGTTGTTTAACCAGACAATTTGCAAACATCCCATTATTTGTTTTGTTTCGTGCATTAGGAATTTTATCTGACAATGACATTATTAAATATTGTGTCTATGATGAAAATGATTTTGATATGGTAAATGTGTTGCGTTATTCATTAGAAGATGGACTTTACGCAAAAATTTCAGATGAAGCCAAGCCAAAAGAAATTAGAACTCAAGAAGATGCAATTACCTTTTTAATGGCAAAGTTAAAGAATATTAAAAAATACAGTGAAACTGATCCTGTTATGCGTGAACAACAAAAGAAAGTACATGTAATGAAAATTTTAGAAAATGAATTATTACCTCACGTAACTGGTGGAATATTTAACAAAGCATGTTATCTTGGATATATGATTAATAAATTACTCTCATGTTATTTGGGAAGAATTGAAGAAGATGATCGTGATTCATATGTAAATAAAAGATTATTCTTACCTGGTGTACTCTTGGGTCAATTATTTAAGCAACATTATCAAAAGATGATTAATAATATTACCAAGTTTTTCAAAAAGAAGAACAATGATGATAATAATCCGATTAAAATTATTAATCAAATCAAAGCAAGTATTATTGAAGATGGATTAAAAACTGCTATATTAACTGGTACATGGTCAGCGAGAAGTAAGGGTGTTGCTCAAATATTACACAGATTGTCTTATTTGCAGACAATTGGTTATTACCGAAGAATTATTACACCTTCACCTGATGCATCTAACAATAAAATTACTAGCATGCGTCAAGTTAATAATGTTCAATTAGGTTTTGTATGCGTGGTAGAAACTCCAGAAGGACAAAAAATTGGTTTGGTAAAAGGTATGTCTATTACTGCAAATCCAACGATGACATTATATTCTCAAATTCCTATTATTAGAAAGTTAATGGCTGATTATATTATAAATTTAAATAGTGTAACACCTCTTCAATTAAAACAATATGTGAAAGTTATGTTAAATAGTGATTGGATTGGTATGACTGATAAACCTCAAGAATTATACAAGTATATGTTACAAAAGAGACAAAATCAAGAATTAGATTATACTGTAAGTATCATGTTGAATTACAACACTAATGAACTAAAAATTTATTGTGATGGTGGTCGTCTTGTACGTCCGTTGTTGAAAGTCAGAGATAATGAATTAGTATTAAAACCTGAGATGTTAGAAGAAATCGATTCATCAGGAAATGATATTACAGGAAAGAAGATAGTTACATTTAATGATTTTCTAATCAAGTATCCTGATGTTATTGATTGGGTTGATATTGAAACAACAGAAACTGCAATGATTTCAATGACTTTTGATGAATTAACTCAACAAAGAGAAAAACAATTAACACCGATTAAAGATAAGGATTTGCATGTATCAGGTGATCCTATTAACCGTTATGAAGAAATATATAAAAAATATACTCATTGTGAATTACATCCATCAATGATGTTAGGTAGTATTACATCTAATATTCCTTATGCAAATCACAACTATGGTAATCGTAATATTCTGTTTTATTCTCAATCAAGACATGCGATGGGTATTTATGCTACTAATTACAGATATAGAACAGATATTTCTTATTTGTTATATCATCCTCAAGTACCGTTGGTTATAACCAAAGCATCCAAGTGGTTACATACACAGGATATTCCTGCTGGTGAAAACTGTGTAGTAGCAATTATGTGTTATACTGGATTTAACCAAGAAGATTCTAAATTAGTAAATAAGAGTGCAGTAGATCGTGGATTATTGAATGCTACGGCATTGAAGAAAGAAGATGAAAGTATAGAAAAGAATCCTACTACATCTCAAGATGATATTTTTATGCGTCCGGATAAGACTAAAACAGTTGGAATGAAAGATGCTAATTATGAAAAGTTAAATGAAAAAGGATACGTCCCAGAAGAAACTGTTTTAAATAATGGTGATGTAATGATTGGTAAAGTATCGCCTATTCAAAAAGATGAATCTAATAAAATATTTCGTGATGAAAGTAATGTGTATCGTTCAACAGTTCCATCAACAGTGGATAAAGTATATACTGTTTATAACGGTGATGGATATGAAATGTATAATATGAGATTACGTTCTGAAAGAGTAATTCAAGTAGGTGATAAATTATGTTTGACTCCTGATCATGAAGTATTAACATTACGTGGTTGGCGTACTATTGATGCAATACAATTAAGTGATGATGTAGCACAATTAAATCCTGATACATTAGCATTAGAATTTGTTAAACCAACACAGCTATATGAATATGATATGAATAATGAAGATATATATGAAATTAATTCAGACAAGATTAGTTTGAGAACTACTTTAGATCACAAGATGTATGTAAGATTAAATAATAGCTTTCAACTAATACCTGCAAAGAATATTATTGGTAAAGATGTAGAATATATGTCAGTAAGTAGAATACTAGAAAATGATATTCAGATTAAATATATTAATACACCATTACTCCCGTTAAATAAAGTAGAACAAATAAATAAGTACACTGGTAAAGTATATTGTATTCAAGTTCCTACTCATATTTTTATGGTACGTAGAAATGGTTTGATGACCTGGACTGGTAACTCAACCAGACATGGTCAAAAAGGAACCGTGGGAGCATTATTAACATCGTGCGACATGCCCTTTTCTGCATCAGGTATTCAACCTGATGTTATCTTAAATCCTCATGCAATTCCTTCCCGTATGACTATTGCACAGTTGTTAGAAGCTATTTATAGTAAAATTGGTGCATTAGAATGTAATTATGCAGATGGTACACCATTCCAAGATAATACCAATTTGGATGATGCAAATGAAATATTAAAGAAATATGGATTTGAAGAACATGGTGTAGAAACATTGTACTCAGGTATTACTGGTGAGAAGATGGAAGCAAAAATATTTATGTGCCCTACTTATTATTTAAGATTGAAACATTTGGCGATGGACAAAATGCATGCAAGAGCGTCGGGTCCTAAACAAATCCTTACACGTCAACCACCTGACGGCCGTGCTCGTGATGGTGGCTTACGCTGGGGTGAGATGGAACGTGATGTGGGTATTGCACATGGATCTGCCTTTTTATTAAGAGAAAAATTATTGGAAGCATCAGACAAGTATATTACGTATGTGTGCAACATTTGTGGATTATTTGCTACAAAGATGCCGAAGAAAGAAGTATGGCACTGTCTCAATTGTAAGAATTCAACTAGAATTAGTAAGGTCATTTTACCATATGCGTTTAAATTATTGATGCAAGAGTTGATGAGTGTTCAGATTTTACCTAGATTGAAGGTGAAGGAAGACGAATTTAATTGATAAAATCAATTAAATAGGATTAATAAAAAAATCATATTTTTTTATTAACGAATTTAGCTAGCTAAAAAATTAAATTTTTTTATTAATAATCAATAAAAAAATATTTTATTTTCTTTTTTTCCAATATGCTTTACCGGGAAGTACCAAACCATAATTAAGTCACATTGTATTCCTTTAATATACTCGATAATTTATCAAATGATGGAATAAGTGTTTCTAATTCATTAATTTTATTAATTAACGGCGTTAATTGAGAAGATAATACAATTGAAATATCATCACCGTTAAGGGTTAAATTACCTCCTATGGATGTATTACCAGAAATAGATGTATCACCCTTTATCGTTATATCATTTGAAAGAGTTGTATTACCTTTAACACTTAAATTACCAGTTATTATTTGATTACCATTAACAGTTAAATTACCCATTTGTACTCCATTGTAAGATGGGTTTGATATAGTACCACTTTTTAAAAAATATAAACCTCCGCTACCATCAGATGTTAAATTAATAATTCCATTATTAATAGATATTCCACCATTTGTTGTAGATAGATTATTAACCGTTGTATTACCACCTACTTTTAAACTACCAGATAAAGTAGTATTACCAGAATTAGATATAATAATACCATTATTTTTTGAATAAAATGAACCATCTTGTGTAATAGCCAATAATTGACCACCTCCATTATCTTTTAATCTAAAACAACTATCTGTATCATTTTGTAAAATGAATGTATTATTAGCTGTAGCATTTGGTAAAGAAAATGGTTGATTTACACCTACTGTAGCTGTACCTGTAACCACTAAATTACCTGGTGCACTAAAGCTAGTTCCAATTTGTAAATTTTTAGGATTTGTTAAAATTGCATTACCATTTACTAATTTTTGAGCAACTTTAGCTAAAGTAATAATTGAAGAAATTGGTACTAAAGAAGGATCAAAATTTTCTTGTTCTAAAGTAAAATTATCAAATATAGATGTTAATATATAATATAGGATTATGGCAAATAATAAATAGTTGAAGAGTTCTTTCATTATTATATTTTTTGAAAAAAAAATGTAATAATATATTGTACCGGCAAATACCGATGTTAAGTACTTCGTACCGTGAAGTGCCAAATTTAAGAACGCTTTTTTCAAAAAGTGTTCTTAAATTTGATAAGCACAAGCGCTACAAGACAAATTTACCAGATGTTAAGTACGGAGTACTTAACATCGGTATTTGCCGGTACTTAACATCTGGTGATCTCGAAGAGATCATAAACTCTAAAGAGTTTAAAATTTGTCTTGTAGCGCTTGTGCTAACAAATTTAGATAGATAGAATAAACCAATGAATATAGTTAATTGGATCTCCATTAAAATTATTTATATTTATTGATGGTGGTGGGTTAAATGTAAAACCAATTCCCGGCTCTATCGACAATGTATAAGTTAATGGTTGATATCTAATAATTGAAGTATTTTTTATTGATGGATAATTTACAGATCCAGATAAGGATGTGGTTAATACTTTGGAAGGACTACCTTTAACAGGAATAACAGTACGTTTATTAGTAATAGTAATTTTTCCATATCTACTAGGAAATGAATCAATAATTGTTTGTAATGCAGCAATTCGATCATTTAAAGGATTCATTTTAGAAGAGAATGAATCTAAAATATCGATTTCTTTAATTTTTAAAATACCTGATATTGATGTATTACCTGATATTGATGCATTACCAGATATTGACGTATTACCTGATATTGATGTAGTACCATTAATATTTAAATTACTTGTTATATCTTGATTATTATTAACAGTTAAATTACCAATTTGTAAATTATTATAAGATGGATTTGAAATAGTACCACTTTTTAAAAAGTATAATCCGCCACTACCATCGGATGTTAAATTAATAATTCCATTATTAATAGATACGATACCATTTGTAGTAGATAAATTATTAACCGTTGTATTCCCATCAACATTTAAAGTACCGGCTAAACTAGTATTACCAGAATTAGATATAGCAATACCATTATTTTTTGTATAAAATGAACCATCTTGTCCAATTGCTAATAATTGTCCTCCCCCATTATCTTTTAATCTAAAGTAATTATCAGTATCATTTTGTAATGTAAATGTACTATTAGCTGTAGTACTTGGTAAAGTAATTGGTCGGTTTATACCAATAGTAGTTGTGCCTGTAACCATTAAATTTCCAGGTGTATTAGAACTAGACCCAATTTGTAAATTTCCAGGACTTATTAATGTACCATTATTAGTTACTAACTTTTGTGTTATCTTAGCTAAAGTAATAATTGAAGAAACTGGTATTAAAGAAGGATCAAAATTTTCTTGTTCTAAAATAAAATTATCAAATATGGATGTTAGTATATAATATAGTATTATGGAAAAAATTAAATAGTAAAAGAGTTCTTTCATTATTATATTTTTTGAAAAAAAAATGTAATAATATATTGTAAAATCTATAATTTTATAAAATTTTAAACTCTTTAGAGTTTATGACGGTACCAATTACAAACCAATTACAATCCAACGAACAATAAAATTATAGCTAGGAAAAGCATTCCTTGCTGTAAAAGTAAATCCATTTCCAGGTTCTACAGTCATATCAGAACACCATACAGCCAAATATGTAGTTCCAGCTGGTAAAGAAGAGTAATCCCCTGCATAGAAAATTACTGAGGTATCTTTAATTGATGGATAAGGTTGGAATACTTTTTGCATAGGTACTGTTGGAAATTTACCAGAATAGTCTCTTGTTAACGTGCCTGGAATAAGAGTTGTACCAGTCTTAAAACTAGTATTACTAAATTGTTTTATTTGTGATTGTAATGCAGTAATTTTGTTAGTTAAAGAATTTATTTGTGATAAAAATGATGCAGAAATATCAGTGTTATTAAGAATTAATTTACCATTTATAGATACATCCCTTGTAATAGATGTATCACCTGTGATAGCTATACTACCTGAAACAGTTCTAGAACCTATAACATTTAAATTACCAGATACTGATTCATTACCATTAACAGTTAAATTACCCATTTGTACCCCATTATAAGATGGATTTGAAATAGTACCACTTTTTAAAAAGTGTAATCCACCACCACCATCGGATGTTAAATTAATAGTTCCATTATTAATAGATACACTACCATTTGTAGTAGATAGACTATTAACTGTTGTATTACCAGCAACATTTAAAGTACCTGATAAAGTAGTATTACCTGAATTAATTAAAGTATTATTTTTTGTATAAAATGAACCATCTTGTCCAATAGCTAATAATTGTCCTCCTCCATTATCTTTTAATCTAATATAATTATCAGTATCATTTTGTAATGTAAATGTATTATTAGCTGTAGCACTTGGTAAACTAATAGATTTAGATGATGTTGTACCTGTTACGGTTAAATTACCTGGAGCACTAGAACTTGAACCAATTTGTAAATTACTTGGATTGATTAAAGTACCATTCCCATTTATCAATTTCTGAGCTACCTTGGCTAAAGTAACAATTGAAGAAACTGGTACTAAAGAAGGATCAAAATTTTCTTGTTCTAAAGTAAAATTATCAAATACTTGAATTAAAACAAAATATAAGATTACAGCAAAAATAGAATAATAGAAGAGATCTTTCATATTAATATAATTTTAGAAATTATATTAATAGATTTTGCGTATTTAGATTCCAGCGACGAACCATTTAATAGGTGGTACATCACTTGGATTACCCATAACAATATTAAAAGTAAATCCACTTCCAGGTTGTATAGTAAGATCAATCGAAACTTTTACCGATGCTTGATACCCTATAGCCGTATTAAAAGTAGTAGGTGTATATATAATAATTGAAGTACTTTTGATTGTAGAAAAAGATATAGTAATAGGATTATTAACTCCCACAATAGTAACTATACCCGATCTTTTATTAAAATCATTAACTACTGCTTGTAAATCAGTAATTTGTTTAGTTAATTCAGTATTTTTTGCAATTAAAGGTGCAATTTGAGTAGTAATCGTATTAGATGCAGACAATGCATTAATTTTATCAATTACATATCTTCCAATATCAGTACCACCTAAAGTTAATGTACCATTTATATTAGCATTACCCGTCACCATTAAATTCCCAGGTGCACTAGCACTAGAACCAATCTGTAAATTCCCAGGATTGGTTAAAGTACCATTACCATTAACTAATTTCTGTGCTACTTTAGCTAAAGTAACAATTGAAGAAACTGGTACTAAAGAAGGATCAAAATTTTCTTGTTCTAAAGTAAAATTATCAAATACTTGAATTAAAACAAAATATAAGATTACAGCAAAAATAGAATAATAGAAGAGATCTTTCATATTAATATAATTTTAGAAATTATATTAATAGATTTTATGTATTTAGATTCCAGCAACGCACCATTTAATAGGCGGTGGAGAACCAACATTAATTTTTATAAAACCAACCATATCTTTTTTCAAGATAGGTTGAGGATAATTTGCTAGTTGTATTTTTCCATTCCATAAGAGATATTTGTTACGTGGTTTTGTTATCATTAATATAATACTAGAATATAATTAAATAGCAATACTATTAACTTGAGGAACTTCCATTGCATAAGAAGTTATTTTTCCTCTATATTTAATTAAATATCGTGGAGATGCATAAGAATTAGAATCCATTGTAAATAAAAAAAACATTGCTGTACCCTCTGGCATACTAGAATTAAAATATGGTTTAGCTGTTTGAAGAAATACATTTGCATCCCATGCAGACACTGGACATATGATTGCTTTAAATGATAAATTATTGGCAATATTTACATTACCATTAACCTGTAAATTACGATTAACTGTAGTATCTAATTGAGAATATAAATTACTAGTAGCAAAACCACCATCAACATAATTAGTACTACCATCTGATTTCATTAATCTAACCCATCCGTCATTCGCATACGGATCTCCATTACCGTAAAACATTCCTTTACTACCAATCTTTAGATTTCCATTAACTGTTAAATTATTTGTTGTAAATGAACTAGCTAATTCAGTAGCCTTACTATTTAAAGAATTTTCTAATGTAGTAACCTTATTATTTAAAGAACTATCTATTGCATTAACCTTACTATTTAAAGTATTTTCTAATGTAGTAGCTTTATTATTTAAAGAACTGTCTAATGTAGTAACCCTATTATTTAAAGTATTTTCTAATGCAGTAGCTCTACTATTAATAGTATCTAAAATATTAGTACCCTTTACCGTTAAATCCCCAGTAACACTAGCATTACCATTAACCGTTAATGCATTTGTAGTTAAAGATGAAGACAATGTATTAATTTTATCAATTACATATTTTCCAATATCAGTACCACCTAAAGTTAATGTACCATTTATATTTGCATTACCCGTTACCGTTAAATTACCCGGAGCACTAGTACTAGAACCAATCTGTAAATTACCAGGATTGGTTAAAGTTCCATTACCATTTACTAATTTTTGTGCTACCTTGGCTAAAGTAATAATTGAAGAAACCGGGACTAAAGAAGGATCAAAATTTTCTTGCTCTAGAGTAAAATTGTCAAATATAGTAGTTAAAACAAAATATAAGATTACGGCAAAAATAGAATAATAGAAGAGATCTTTCATTAATATAATTTTTTAAAAAAAATATAAAAAATTACATATTAC